GTGTGTAGTAGAGGTATCTCTACACTTTCGTTATAAATATCGTGAACAGATTTATTAATAAAGTCTTTAACAGCAGTTTGAATACCACGACTACTAGAAAAAGTAGATGAAGTTAATTCAACCTCATTTAATTCTCTAAGTGTTCTGTTGGATAATTCTAAGTAAGTAGTAGCCATTATTTATTCCTCTGTTGTATTGTTATCTTCTGCAAACTGTTCGCATCTAATTAATAATCTTTTAATACGAGATTGTGCATCATCTAATTGTTTCTTTAAATCATCGATCTGCTTTTTTAATGCAGTATTGTCAGATTTGTATTCAGAAATTATTTCAAGAAGTTGATGTCTTTTCTGATATTGCATTAAGCATTGAAGTTATCTTATCTAATTTGTTAGACTGCTCTTCAACTTTAGTTTCTAAATTTTGTATTTTATTCTTAGTAGTTGTATCTACTCCACTTCCTAATTGAGCAGAGACTTGTCCCGTACTAGCACGCTTACCATCTACGTAAGTTTCTTTTAGCATATTATGTATAGTCATTTTATTTCCTATTATTATTTATACGGGGGTTCTAAACAAGGGGAGATATAAATACCCCCCCTTAAATTGTTTATCTATTAGTTGTGATCAGTTTCGTCAATACCAGATATGTCGCATAAAACTGCCCATACCCTAATTTTGCCGACTGTTGACTGAGCACCTGCTACTAATACATCAATTGTATCTGCTACTTTACAAGTAAGCATTGGTGCACCATCAGCAACGTCTCTAGGTGCATAACTAGCACCTGTAGCATCGTAAGCATCTACGAAAGCATCAGGATCCGAAAATCCTGCTGTACTTCCTGTAATACCAACATCTAGTACTACTGAAGATGAACAAGCTACGAGTACTTCTACTCCTGCTGCCATTACTAATGTTTCCGCTGGAACATCGATCGCTTGAACGACATCATTTTGTGCTGGATTAAACGTATCCAGATTTACTGTGTTTTCAACTAAGTAAGGTGTTCTACCATTAGACGGATGCCCTGTAGTACCACCAACTCCTGTTTTATCCCAAGTTGCCATAATATATTTCTCCTATCTATGATTAACCTATTGTTATTACGCCAGAGTAAACTGCTTCAGTTCTTAGAACTTTTCTTCCAAAAACGTGCAATCCTCTAACTATGTCTGAAAATGAATCAGGGTCTCTGATAAGTTCAGTTTTCGCAATATGGTTTGCAGTTGCTACTGCACCTTGATGTCCATAAAGGAAAGCGTACTCATTAGCACCTGCTGATCCAAAAGTTTTACTTGCTGCTGCTCCACCTGATACAGCTATAGCATTAGTAGTATACATTCTAAACCCAAATAAAGGTCTATCTGTAATCATACCATTTCTCATAGCTGAAGCTGATCCGTCTGCCATAACAGATTGATCAACGATTTTAGCACCTGCTTTTCTAAGTTGTTGATAGAAAGCTGGTGGTGCAACGAACCATCTATTTTCTTCTGGTACATCTCCACCATCAAGAACTGTTTTAGCTGCTGACATAATATCTGTTAATGTGTCAACTGCTGCATCACCATCGATAGGTGAACCGTCTGTTCCTGTATTAGCTGCTGATGTAGACGCTCCGTCATAAATCGCACTTAATACATTAAAGTCGTAGTTCTTTTTAAGTGCATAAGCACCTGAAGAAGTTGCAAGAGCTTCAAAGTTTACATGTGATTGTCTTTCTTCGATGTCATCTACTTTAAACGCAAAGTACGAACCTTGGTCGACTGTCAATTGAATTTGATCGTCTGCAAGTGTTTGCGTGTTAACTGTTTGACCTCTAGCGTAGTCATTCACCGTAATAGTCGGCTCTTTTATTATATTTACTGTGTCGCCAAAATTTTCAATTTCTCCAGCATAATCAGTGTTTGTAATATCTTCTACAACTGATGCTCTTCTGAAAAATTTTTGAACCTTTTGACTATAAATTGCTGGTGCCCAGTTACCTGATGGTAAATTCTGATAGCCAGCTGCTTTTCCCATTGTTGCCATAATGTTTGCCTGTGGTTATAGTTGTTAGTTTAAGGTTGAATCCTACCTTCTCTTGAGGCTTCATCGATTTCAGCTTCAAACTTCTCAAACGTTCTTCTATTCATCTTACTAATTTCAGAGTTAGACCAGATCTTCTTTGTAGGAATATCTGATTCTGTAGCTTTACTAGTTTTTGTTATAGCCTTAGCTGCTTCTTTTTTAACAGCTGTTTCCTGTTTCTTATTAAGTTTACTAGTACCTTTATCCATCTTATAAAGATCGATAGCTCTTCCAGCTAATTGTGAGTTAGATGTATTTTCATACAACCAACTTTGAATAACTGGATCTTGCTTACTAGCCCACTCATGAAATTCATCTTTTTGACGAATCTCAGTAAAGTCAGGATGTACTTTTAACAATTCTACTTCTGCTTTCTCTTTACTAACTTGTTCTTGTTGAGCTTGTAGACTTTGGTATTTCTCCTCCATCTCCTTTGCTCTAGTATCAGCCTTTGTCATAGCTATGGTTTCAACCATATCATATACATCAGGATACTCCTGTCTCCAAGCTTCTAATTCATCCTTGGATTTAGGTGGAACAAATTCTTTAGTAGATGTTTCCAATTGCGTTTTTAAAGTTCTAACTTGATCTTTGTGCTTAGATAAAGTAGAATCATAGTGTCTCTTTAAATCGTCATAACGTTTCTTAAAGACACGATCTTCTGCATTTTCAGGGCGTTCAGTTGAAGGAGTAGCTTCGTCATTTGAATTTGCAATTTCTTCAGATGTTTCCGAGTCCTCTTGAACGGTTGCTGCTTCTGCTTTCTCTTCATTAAATTTATTTAATTCACCTTTAGCAAATGCCTCAGTTTCGGGATCATTTTCATCATCTCTATGTTTCTGATACATTGACTTGCTATCTGGTTTCTTAAATAGTTTAGTTTCTTGTTTAACTTCTGTTTCTTTCGAAACTTCAGTTAAGTTTTCTTTTTCTTCCATTATTTTTTCCTCTTAGGTTGAGTGCCTTATGGATAAGGGTAGCTCACTTCCATAATTTGTGGGCTGAAATTATACTAGACCTTGGTCTATTGCATCTGTCTCTGTAGTATCTGGTTCTTTAACCATCATACCATTGGGATTAGATGCCTGTACATTCTCAGGTGGCACATTATTG